CTTTTTCTATGTTCTTTTGAAGTATTAATATTGGTTTATCCATTTTATCACCACTCTTTCTATCTAATACTATTATAATACTTAATTCGTACCTAGTCAATACTTTTTTTATTTTAAATATTTTCTAACAACACACGATCCAATTACTGTTGATATAGTAAATATACCTCTCCAATCATAAGTAATTACCTTATAACTATCCCATAATAATATTACTAATATTACTTCAATAATATCTACTAACCATAATTTAATACTTTTTTTTAATTTCATTTATTCTCCTTTAATTCTTTTAAATCATTAATTATTTCACTTTTTAAATATTTTCCATTATATTTGTAATAATAATCATTTTTAGAATATTGTTCTATTAGTTTGTCTAATTCATTAATTATATTATTAAGTTTATCTATTTCTTTTTGTTGCATATCACATACACAAACTAATCCGAAAAACTTTTTTTCTTGTTCTTCATTCATTATTATCATCTCCATTATTTGTTGCTAATAAGCACGTATTAAATGTTTCCATAAAAAGTACATTTAATTTAGAATATTCTATCCACACTTCATCTTGTTTAAAATATTCTAATATATCATTTATATCTTTAATTATTTCTTCTATACTTTTTTCTTGTACTATTTTTCTTTTTGTTTCTTTTATTTTTATTAATGTTTCTTCTTTATTCATATCTTTACCTCGTTTCAACCTTTTCTACTAAATCTGCTTTTATTAGGTCATACAATATATATTCTGCTCTTATTACGCTTTTTGCATATTCTTTACTAAAACCTAACGCACTATCATTTATGTCTATTTGAATAATTCTATCACTTTCATAAATACATAGGTTTATAAAATTATGGTGGTCATCATAACACTCACTACTTGGATTATAGACCATTCCATACTTTTCTAATTCTTTTAAATCTACATTATCTTTTATCTTTAACATAATCTACCTCGTTTCATATATTACTTTCTACCAAATAAATTCCACCATTTTTATTGTATGTTATTTTATAATTTTTCCCTTCAATAACCCTTGTAAACAATTTTTTATCAATTTCTATTGTTTCATCGTTACAACTTATATAAAAGTTATCAAATAATATATCATCTTTATATAGTTTTTGAACATTGTTACATATTTTTATATTATTGCTTGCTGTATTTGTATCTTTATAAAATATATAACCACCTATTATAAATGGCAATATAATTGCTAAATTAACTACTATATATAATAAACCATAAGCAAGCTGTCCTTTTGTTTCTTCTTTCATCTTGTTTCATACACCACCTTCTTATCATATTCTTTTTTAAAACTTTCTTTTGTTACTCTTTTAAGGTCTCTATTTATAAATGTTAGTAATTTTGTTGTTTTTTCTTTAATTTTCTTTTTCATTTAATACCTCTATTATTTCATCTATCTTACTTTCTAAATATTCTAGTCTATCATCTATTTTATTATATACTTTTCCTGTTTTTAATTTTTCTATTTTATTATCTTGTATTATATCTACTGTATCTTGTAAAAAAACTTTTGTTTCCATTTCTCGAAAATATGTTGCAAATAATCCTTTACTCGTAATTTTACTATAATAATCTCCTGCATTGCTATCATATTCCCAAATTGCTTCATCATATCTTATTTTTTTAAATATATCTTTGTTTTCATTGTATATTTTACTTAATAAGCCATATACTGTTATTTTATCTCTCATTTTATCAATTCTTTCATATTTTTTATAAAATCTTTTTTCTTTTGTTCTTCTTTATATTTTTCTTCTAATTCAGGTGTTCTATATACCCAATGATTGCACCAAGAACACATTTTTCTGTCTAACCATTTTGGTATTGGTACACTATGTCCGCAAGAACAATATATTGTATTTTTAGTTAATATTACCCTTCTTTTTTCTGTATCTTTAATACTTAACATTTAACACCTTTAATCTTCTTTCTATTTCTTTACGAACTTTTGCTATTTTCTTTTTACTTGCTGTTCCGTTCATTATATTTCCATAATCTTTTTTTAAATGTAGATCACATACTACACTCATAATACTTATTGCTTTAAATTGTTTTATAAATTCATAATCATTCACGTTCACTCTTTCCTTTCAAATATACTCTTGCATCTTTATTTGTTTTAACTAAATCTTTTAATTGTCTTGTTTCTTTAACAAAACTCTTTATTATTTCATTTTGCCCTTCTTTTTCATATTCTAACTTATTAAGTTTTCTAGTTAAACTGCTTACTTTTCCTATTGCTTTTCTACGTTGATTTTCTTTTATCTCAATTAATTGTTTTTGTGATAAAATTTCTCTTTCTAATAAATGATTACTTGTTTTTAACTCTCTTATTTGTTTATTATAGTCTAATTCTTCATTTAACGTACTTTTTAGCGATGTTTCTAACATTTCCGTATATTTTATTAGATTATCGTTTTTGTTTCTTAAATTGGCTAATTTTAATGTTAAATTAGTTACCTCATATTCTAGTAATTTTATCTTATCTTTCTTTCTCATAAATCCTCCTCAATATATTCTTCGTAGTTATGTTCTCCACAATTAGGACAAACATCTACAGTTTTACAACTATAATTAAATTCATCACTTACTCCATAATAACTTTCATAACTCACTTTTTTTAATTCTTCTTCACTAAATATATTTCCACATTCTTTACATTTGTACATTTTAATCTCTCCTATTCTACTAATTTATAACATAAATTTACATCGTTGTTATTTTCTATTAGACACTCATTATATGCTTTTTCACTATTTTTAGATACTATTAATAGTAATATTATTCCTATAAATAACAACCCTATACATACCAAACCCTCTTTAACTTCTTTCTTTAATTTCATTTCTAACTCCTCCTTACATTTTAATAATATAATACTTTTTATTAAACGTCAATACTTTTTATTAATAAATTTTATTAGTGTAAAGTAAAAATAAAAAAAGTAGAAATTAATCTACTTCATTTAACCAATGTTGAAATGCTTTTACCATTAATGATGGTTTAGATACTTTACCATCTACTGGTGTTCCAAAATATATTTGCATATGTTTTATTGTATCAGTTCCAATAAATTTATCTTTTTTTGCACCTACTAGAACTTGTATAGCACCAATTAAATCACTTCCATATTTTGGATTTGATTTCCATTGGAATGTACTTGACAATAATCCTGGATTCTTATTTCCTACACTTTGATATTGATTTGATACTATACCATCAACAGTTGTTCCAAGAACTCTTTGTGCTTTTTTTGTTGTAGCAACTCCCCAATATCCGTCTTCTTCAATTTTTTCACTAGGTGTTGGTGTTTCACTATTTAACCTTTTATTTACTTCATCAGCAATATATGGAAACTTACTTTGTAGATATGATCCTGGGCAACTTGTTGCCATAAACATATTGTGTCTTGTCAAGTTTCCATCAGTATTTCCTGTATAATTTAATCTACTTATACCATTTCTTTTACATATATCTACACATAATTCTATACATTTTTCAATTGCTTTATCAGATACATGCCAATCTCCACCAATTACATCGTTAGCAAGTTCTATATTTATTGCTCGTCTATCATTAGCAGGATTTGCTGTACTCCATGCTCTATATTCTTCTAATACATAACAACCTACTCTACCATTACTATCAATTCCATAATTAGTACTTGCTTCTCTTGTTTTAAATACATTTCCACAAGTTTCAGCACTTAAATTACCTGCCATATGATGTATTGTTATTTTGTCTATTTTATTACCATTTCTTGATGAATAATGATTATTTAATATAGTAACATCTGTTAAACTACTTTTCATATTTATTCATCTCCTTTTCCCATAGCATTTAATTCTTCGTTAGTATCTAGGTTAATAATATTACCATCAATATCTTCTAATACTTCAATTTTTTCTGTTTCTTCAACTTCATTAATTTCTTCTTCTGTCATTTTATTACCTCCTAATTAATTATATCATAAATTAGAAATTATTTCTATCAGCAGGATTATTTAATCCTGAAAATACATTTATAATAACAGTTATTGAATATACTATTTTTTCAGCACTAGCATTAAATTCAGGATATACTGCTACTATTAAACTTGCTATTATTGAAACTATTTGAGTTATTACTACTGGGCTTGTTATTCTTTTTATAAAATCTTTCATACCATTACTCCTTTCCTTTATATTTAATCCACATATTGCTTGGTGTTGTAGTTGTATCAACACTTACTATGTTTGTACCTTTATTTAGTAGTATATCAGGTAATATTATACCTTCTTCTCCTGTAGCACTTCTAGGATATACTATATACAACACAGGTGTTAATGTTTTTAACCAATTATTTGCTTTAGCAATTCTACCTGATGAGGTATCATCACTTGTAACCCCTATTAATGTATCGGATAAATATAAGAAACCTGCAGTATTATAACCAACAAAAAAACTATTTGCTACTTGTCCAGGTTTAAAATAATTACAAATTTCTTCTGATGCTCCAGTTTGAGCGTTTGTAGGACTAAAGTTAGCTAAAGTATATCTACTGTAATCCGTATATCTAGTAGTTTCTCTTGTTACGCTATTTGAATAACCATCATAATATTGTTGCCCAACATTTCTATACACTTTTTGATTTTCAAAATCTATATAATCTATATAATTATCTAATTTTCTTAACGGTTCTCTTAAATATATGTTAGTTGTTGTAATATTGCTATTACTATTTGTTATTTTAATAGGTATATTATATCCATAACTTTCATAAGCAGGCATTGTTTGTAATGTATATGTTCCTTCTACTAATTGTATGTTTTGAAAAGATGTGGTTGCAGTTGACCCACTATATATCCATAATTTTCTATATTCTCTTATATCTGATGGTGTAGTAAATGTTCCTATCAAATCTATTTCAAGACTTGTTGCATCACTATAATCTATTACAGATAAACTTGTTGCACCATCATCTTTTGCAAATCTAAATCTTCCTTGAACATTATTTACTGCTTGTGTTCTTGATAAGTGATATTTTAATGTATATGTTGTATTAGGTTTTAAATCATATGGTTTAAAATTAACTATTATTTGATATCCACTAACTACTGTTAAACTATCATTTCCTATAGTTATATCAGTATTATATCTACTAACTTTTTTAGTATCAAAATAATTATTTGTTCGTGTTCCAATTGTTTGTACTTCTACAGGTGTTGTTTCACTAGGTGTACTACTTTGTGTACATTGACCATATACTTTATAACCTAACATATTTGTATTTTTACATTTAGGAATAGTGATAGGAGGTACTCCCTCAGTTGTTAGTTCTTGAAAACTTTCATAAACTGAGTTTGTACCTTTATATATACTTCCTATTTCAGTAGTACCATTATATACACCTTCTGTTGAGTTAGTTCCTTTTGCTATCATAAACTATTCCTCCTCTATGAAATAATATGTATTACTATCTACTGTTCCACCACTTACTAAAGCATCATATTGTGCTTGTGTTAATGTTACAAATCTAGCACCTAGTACATTTTCTAGTGTTCCTTTATTTATTGCATTTGTATTAGTTGCATTTGTATAATCAGCATAAGTTTTTGTATTAATATATAAACCATCGACAGAACTATTTGTAAAACCACTCCAAGATTGTATTTTAATTACACCTGCTGTTGAAGAACCAGCATAATCAGTAAATCCTACTTTACCATTTAATGCACTTGCTAAATTGCTGTTATCCATAGGACTTCCTGCTATATTTGCAAAGTAAACTGTTTTACCTGTATTTTTTAACATTGTCCATACTGTACCATCATAATAGAAGAAATCCCCTACATTTAATGTTTCTGTACCACTATATTGAGTAGATGATGCTGTACCACTATAAGTTGAACCATTAGGCATATAATTTGTACTGTCAACATTACTTATTACATAGTAATCTCCTGTTGTATAAGTATAAGGCATTGTTACTGGGTCAGTTGTAGGTAATCCTGTACTACAATCCCACATTGCTAAATATTTACCTATACTTGCTAAGTTTTGAATACGGTCATTTAATTCTTTACCCATATTAGCACTTAAAGGTTTATCTTCATCTGTTGATACTACATTATTTTTAACATCGTTAGCTGATAATAACTCTTTACCAGTAATAACATTTTCTAATGTTCCTTTACCTATAAGACCATAATTAGACATTTGACTATAGCCAGCATAACTTCTTTCATCACCAATAATATAACCATTTGTCATTGTAGTTCCATAATTTGAATTAACCTTTACTACACCACCTGTACTAGAACTTGCATAATCAGTATTTTTAACTAAACCTTTACCTGTTATTACATTTTCTAGTGTGCCTTTTGAAATGAATGCAGTTCCACCAGAACTTTGATATTGTGCATAGCTTCTTTCTTCACAATAAGCATTTCCATTACTTGCATTTACTAATAAGCCAGCACTTGCTTTCAATACTCCACCTGTACTGTTTGTAGCATAATCAGTATTTTTTACATACCCACTATCATTTTCTAATTCACTTAATTTTGTTGGTACATTTTTGTTTGCACTATAATTTATTATAAATGGTAAGTCATCATTTACTTGTAATATATTTGTTTGTTCATTATATGATACTGCTTTTTGTATATTATTTAATTCTGTTTGTAATGTGTCATTTAATAATATGTATTCAGGTGTTTGTAAAACATAATAAATAGGTTGATTTATTAAAATGTTTTTTAAATCATCAGTTGTTTTATTTGCTTCTAAGAAAAATCTTACTCTTTGTGTTGAACCTTCGTATGTTGTCATACTCATATTTCCATCTACCCAAGTTGCATTCATTGAAACAGATGTAAATTTTGTAGTTAATATATCTGGCTCTTCGTTTGCATCAGTATATGGTAAAATGTCACTAAACAAAATCCAAAAACCACTTCTTGTTGCTGATGAATACTCACTATTTATAGTTTCATTACCTGTAAATATGTATTTTTTAATATTTTTCTTTAAATACCATTTACCACTTGTTAATCCTGTTTCATTTGTTGCTAATATAAATTCATCACTATAATCTCCTATTTTACACATTTCTAGGTTACCTAGTGTTATAGGATATGTTTGTGATTGATATGGTGTGTATGGTAATGCAGTTGTGCCTTTATTTAGCATTATATTATCTTTATTTACTGCTTGATTAAAACTTATTCTTATATATTTTGTATTATTTGGTGTTGTAAATGTGTAATCAGCAGTATTTGCAGTTGTTTGACTTAACCAAGTTTTATTACTATCAAAATAGTTTACTCTTTTTGTTGAAGTTGCTTGTGAAGTTTGAAGTGTATAACTATTATTAGCATTTGCTTCTATAAAGTTACTTAAATAAGTTTCATTTACTGATACATAATTTCCATTAGTATCATAATAATAATTATTTGTAATAGTATCTTTATCAAATAAATTCTTTCCAACAATATCTACTTCATTATCTCCTGTTACTGTATGTATTTCTTGTGGATAGTCTGGAGATGGTGATGGAGCATTTCCTGTATATGGTTCGTATGAAGTTGCTTGACTTCCTTTTGTCATCATAGGTTTTATAGTAGTATTTATTGTTATACCATTTGCAACAACTAAATAAATTCTTGCGTTTGTATAATCATTTGTTAACGTATATGTGTCACTTGTTGTAAACATATTTTTTAAAAAGTTATAATTATTATCATATATTTGTAAATATACATTACTACTATTAAATAAGTTATTGAATAAATTTGCATAATAAGTTTCGTTGTTTTCTAAATTTATTTTATATAATTCTAAACTTACTTGTGCAGAAGCAGTACCATTTAAACTTACTTCCCCCTTTTCTTTAATAGTTATTGTTACACCATTTTTAGTTATTGTATAACCTTCTTGTTGTGTTGGTATTAATCTATTTGCCCCAGTAGTAGTAACTTGTTCTAATTCACTAGGTAATAATTCTAATTCCATTGGTGTATTAGATGTATTATTTATTGTGTCATCGTTTCCTATTATTTTTGGTAATGTGTTATATACCATACTATTTAAGCCTACTTGGTCTAATACATCTTGTGGTACTTCACCATCTTCTCCATCACTAATACTTGCTGTTGTTGTTCCTATTTTATCTGTTATTGTTATGGTTGCTGTTTTTCCTACTTTTTCTACATTTGCTATTGGACTAAATCCATCAACACCATTTTTACCGTCCTTACCATCTTTACCGTCTTGACCATCATTTACTTTTTCAGTTGTTTCATTACCTAATTTGTCAGTAAATGTTATTTCTACTCCATCAGTTACTCTTTCTCCTGTTATATTCAAATTATTTACTTCTGCTATTTTTTCTTGTATTTCATCGTATAATGTTTCATATTCGTCAGGTATTTCTGTACTAGCATTAATACTTTCTCCTACGAACAAGTAAAATTGTTTTGACTTGAATATAGGTATCTCATTATCTCCTGCTTCTGTTATTACAAGTTGCATATTAATTGTATCAGTAGTTAATAAACTAGATTTTATTTCCATTACATAAGTATCATTTACTCTTGTTACATCTGTTATAATGTACTTATTTCCATCTTTCTCTACTTCTACTCTTGGTGATCCATTAACAAATTCACCATCAAATTCAAACACTAGGTTTGATTGTAAGTTTTCGGCATTTAAGCCTAGAAAATTGTCATTAAAATAAACTTTTCTATCTTGTGGGTTTACTTTAATAACTACATCGTTTTTTTTCATCTATCTATCATATCCTTTCGTATATATTATATCATATAACTTTATTACCTCAAAATTTACATAAAAAAAGCATCTACATAGATGCCATTGGACTGAGAGTACTTAATCCCGAATTATTAAGTACATATTTGTAAATGCTCTTTAAAAAACATATAATAGGTACTCCTCATACTAGTTTATTATAACCATTTATTGTTCGACCACTAGCCAGTTAAAATGCCTCATAAAGGAGCGACCTTTAATCTATTTTAACCTTAAAATTACTAGAGTAAATCTTTCTTACCAACTTTCACACACATTAGGCTTTTTCATTTTCCTAAATACTATATAAGCACCGCTTGCTTACGCCATATTGGCAGTATACTGTGTAGGTTTGTGCTACTTGTACCAGTTTCTAATCTTATACTCCTATCTCTAGGTATCAACTACACTTTGGTTTATTGGTATTCATTTTCAACACTCTATCCACCACAGATAGTATGTCTTAATGGCTTTCTTACTAACTCATATATTTAGTCTTTTGCAGATTACCAACGATTAGTCCTGTGTCTTATAAACTCTTATAATAAACCACTATTATCTCTTTTCCTAGTTTCTAGGTCTTTATACTAATATTACTATTAATATACACTCAATCCATCGTAAATTCTCACTCACGACTAATAAGAACAAGATAATATCCGTACTACATTGTCTTGTAGTCTTTCATATGGTTCAATTATACATTTTTCAAAGAACATTTACATATAAAATATAACATTAAAAAAGATATTTGTCAATATCTTTTAATCTACTTTCCATACATACTCAATTGGTTTGTTAGTGCAATCCCAAGTGTCTATAATGTAGCCATTAACACACGCTGTTATATGATTATTAGTGGTTATTAAATACTTACCAACAGGATGATTTTCTGCAAATTCTCCTATATATGTTTCTTCATAAGGTATTCTTTTAAATTTTTTATCTAAAAAGTTTCTTACAAATACAACACTATCCATCATATACCCTTGTTCCATTGCACTTTTACATAATTCTTTATATGCTTCTTTCCAAGTTATATCCATTACTATTGAATATGCCCTAGGAAAACAGTCGTCTATAAAATTGTTATGACTATTAGCATTATAGTAAAAGTATTTCATATTATCTCATACTATTTTGAAGTGCTTGTCTTAATTGTTGTTTTTGTGGCTCGGTTTCTGCTTCTTCGTATAATACTTTAATAAAATCCTCTAATGCTTTTACCATATAATGAAAACTACGGTCTGTATCTTCATTTGCACCATATCTTTCACGATTTTCCATATATCTTCCATATTCGTTAGACATTCTATCTATACTATCGTGTCCTCTATATTTGCTGTCATATCCTCTTCTTCCATAGTTACCATAATTACCATATTCTCCATATCCACGATTATATTCTCCGTATGATCCGTGTCCTGGACCTCTACCATTATATTCTCCGTAATTCATACATTCTACCTCCTTTATGTCTTTATAAATATCAACTAACTTATAAACAATATCTAAATTGCTTGTAGTTAGTCCATCTTTTATGGTTCTTTCTATTGTTTCTTCTGTTAATTTAGAAACTTTTTCTTCCAATTTATTCACTCCTTTCTTTTAAGAGTTTTAATATTTCTTGTTGATTTTTTAATATTTGTTTTAAATACTTTTCATCTTGTGTTTGTAATTCTTGCATTAAATCCCTATTATTATAATCTTGAAATAATATTTGTAAACTTAATGCTTGCAATACCAAAGACAAGTTATCTACTACATTACTTTTCATTAAATTCTTGATATGCTAAATGTAGCGTTAGTTATAATTGCTTGTGTAGTTGCTATTGGTGTTGTAGGTGTAGTTGGTGTTGGTACACTTGGTACACTTTGAACACTTATATTTGTAGTACCTCTAGGACATACTCTTAACTTCTTATCAAAAGAAATTGTTTCGTAGTCATCAGCAGTTGCTATTGTTACTGCTCTAATTGTATCTGGAATAATTACTCCATCTTGAAATAATGCTACTGCCACAACTCCTGGTGTAGCCGTACTAACAGAAGCACTAAATTCTACATCATAATATCCTGTATATCCATTGCCAAATATTTTGAAGTTAGGATTACCATTTGAATAATCTAACCAACCATTACAAGAAGCACATCTCGTTCTTATATCAGTTTCATCAAAAGTTATTGGACTAGCATTACTTGGTAAAGCAAGAGGTTCATTTATTATAGTTTCTATCATTAATTATCATTCCTTTCTATTAAATAAAAAGAGAATAGACCTTGCCTATTCTCATAATTAGCAAGTTCTCGTATTCGAGTTAGTTGTATTCAACTCTTTGCTTAAATAAATTGACTTGTTGTGTTAAATCCACATCCACATCCGTTATTTGGACAAGTGAATATAGGTTGGTTTCCATATACTGGAACTGTTCCTACTGGGCAATTTTTCAACTCATTATAGATATTTGAAGTAATTGCTTGAGTTTGTGCTATTTGACTAGCAGATAAGTCTTTCATAAGAACTTCTCTTTGTAAATCAGCAATTTTACTATCTTTTTCATCTAATCTATCTCTAAAGATTTCATCAATTATCTTTTGAGTATTAGCAGTTTGATTTACAAGTATATCTTGACCGATTTGTCTTAATACTTCTCTATCAGAGCAGTTTTCACTAATAACAGTTGCTTTTAAATCTTGTACTCCAAGTCTATTTTCACAGCAACAGTCAGAGAATTGTTTGCTTAACTCAAAAGCAGTATTCATATTTGCCATTTGTCTATTATTTGCTGATATTTCAGCGTTATAGAAACCATTTGAAACATTGCTATTTACACTTGCTGTTGAATTGCATAATTGGTTAGATAATGAATAAATACCACTATTTACAGTATCTAATTGATTACTTAAATGTAATGTATCAAATCCATTGTTAGTATTAGACATTATTTCTTTTTGTCCGTTACTTAACCAAGCATATCCGTTATCAAATGAGTTATTTCCAAAACCACCATTTCCGTTGTTAAATCCACCTAGTAATGCAATTATTAAGATGATCCAAATAGCACCATCGCCACCAAAACCACCAAATCCACCATTACCATATCCGCTCATAACTGGGTATGGATAAGCAAATCCGTTGCCGTTTGTAGTTGCTAATTCCACAGTTGGAGTTATACCATTACCGTTCATAAATTTCTCCTTTCTATATATTTAAGTCGCTAGTAAACTTATAGGAGAGTATTTACAACTAGCATATACTCTCTTATAAGGTTATTAACCTTATTTTAATTGATTAATAATATCATCACTTATTCCAAATTGTCTTGCTCTATTAAATACATTTTCTATTTGTTCTGGTTTATAATTTTTAGTTATTTCTTTAAATAATTCCTGCGGATTACTTTGATTTTTTTGCGCTTGGTTTATCATTTGAAACATTGCTGGATTTTTTGCTCGTAATTGGTTCATCATCATCTGCATTAATTGATTTTGCATTTGCTACTACTTCCTTTCTTAATTCATTAACTTGCATTTGTAAACTTTCTATTAATAAATCTCGTTCGTCTTTTGCTACTATTTCATTTAACTCATAACTCTTAATATCACCTTTAGCATTTTTTAACCATAATACACTCATATCTTTACTAAAAAATGGTGTATCATAAAATACTTGTTCTTTAGCAACATCATCTATTGTATTTGCATATCTAACCGTATGATTATTAGTAGGTGCTAATTGAAAATTTTGTGTTAAATTAGTAGGTTGTGGTTGTTGCATTTGAGATTTCATTTTTTCAAGTTCAGATATTTGATTATTTATTCTATCTATACTAACTTGTGAATTAAATTGGTTCATATATGGATTGTTATACATAATTTCATCTCCTTAAACTATAAAAGGAGCAATATAATATGACGCAATTTTAATTTGCTATCGTTTGTCTCATTGACCTCACGAACTTTTTTCACATTATATGCTCCTTTCTTGTAAATGTTGGGTTATACCTCTTTCATTTACAAGATGATTATAAAATAAAAACAAGAATTATTATTGCCTATTTCTAGACTAATTCTTGCCATTATATTTGTTTTTTAATTTTATTTTCTAATTGTTTTATTCTTCTTGATATTGTTCTTTCACTTAAATTTAGTTTCATACTCATTTGTACTATACTATAACCTTTAATTCTCATTTCAAGTATTTTAGATAATTCTTCATTTAACATTAATTTATTTACTAGATCATCATAATATTCTTTAGTATAATCAAATTTAATCATCTACTTAAATATGAACCACAATTTGAACAATGAAGTCTGCCTTTTTTATCTTTTGTTGCTTTCCCTTTTGACTTTCTATATGTTTTCTTTGTAGTTGTTCTTTTTATCGTTTGCTTAGCCATTATTTATATCTCCATCATTGCCAATAAAGTTATTATTGCCATTATCATTTTCTTGTTGTATTTCTTGCGTAGTTGTTTCAATAGTTCCTATGTCATTTAATATATATACAAGATATCCTATTGTTATAAACCACATACTTAATACTACTAATAATATTATAAATAATCTTTTATTTTGTTTTTTATAATCTTTTAATATTGATGTTACTATTGTATCATTTTCCATATTACTTTTCTACTTTCCATTTTTTTATTTCTTCTATTAATTGATTTACAAAACTATTGCCGTGTAATTCTTTATATGCTTCAAATTCTTCTAATATACTTTCTTTTACATAAAATGGAATACTACCTATTTCCCTATATACATAATACTGTGTTACTATATTACTTCTTAAAAGGCATTTTAAGGCTCTTTTTTCGGCTTTTTCTTTTCCTATGTATAATTTTATTATATTAAATAAAACACCTATTAAAATACCTATTATCGTTGTTATACAATACATTATAATAGTATTCATATTATCTTCCCTTTCATCTTTATTTTAACATACTTTCTATATTTTGTAAAATTTACTCAGATTTTGTATATTCTACAATAACAATTATTGTTTTATTTTGCCAAACACCATTATTGTTTTCACTTATAACATTTCCATTTTCATCAATATAAAGTTTATTATTGTTATTACTATCTACATTAAATGGTATAGGTATAAATCCATAACTCGAATTATAAATATTTCCTATTAAACTAACTAAACTTTCTATATTGCTTATAGTTCCAATTGTCTTACTTACACTGCCACTTTCAGGAGTTGTATTAGTAATAACTTTTCTATATATTGGTTTGCCGTCTATCCATACTTTACCTGTATCAGTTTCACTTGTTGAATATACATTATCTAAACTATTATCATATATTCCATCTTCTATATGATTTAATCTTTCTGCATTTGCTATTGATGTTCCATCTATCCACGTTTGTTTATTATACATTTATACCACTCCTTTAACTTGTTTTTGTATATTCTAAAACTATTCTATAAACAAATCCCATGTCTGTATAAAGCCAACCATTTACTTTTGTTTGAACATAATCTGTTGATTGAAGATATGAAACAATACAATAATAATCATCACTTTCAATTGTATTTATTTTTATCGCTCTATGGTCAGTTAATGTATTTTGTATCATACCATCAATATTAACTAATGTGTCTATTGGTAAATTAGTTTTAAATAAATTGTCCCAATATTGCCCTGATGATGATGATAACATATTTCCTGTGAATACTTTTCTATATATTGGTTTGCCGTCTATCCATACTTTATTTGTTAATGTTTCTGTTGTGGAATATGTTTCTTTTAATAAATTGCCTACTGTTACTTTCTTTGTTTCTCCACTTTGAACGATGGCAAGTACATCACTACTTGTTACACTTGTAGCACTATCTAATTCACTTATTTTTATACTATCTGGGTTTAATGCTTTTATTATATAATTTAATACTAAACCAGGTTGAATTATGTTATGTGCTTGTCCTCCACCAGCGTTATCAGTAGGGGAGCTTGAAAGTCCTGAAGAAGTACCACTTTTATATACCTGCCCGTAAATACCATAAGCATTTCTTTCAGCATTATAAAGATTGTCTGTTCTACTATGATAATGACTAGGCATTTCATCTATTGTTAATGTGTGTTCATATTCTCCAAATGTAGAACCTAATGGCGTAAAATCTACTGACTTGCCATTTCCGTCTGTACCTGTTCCTGCTCCTACTCCTACTCTACCTCTTAAATCTGGTACATTAAATGTTGTACTTCCATCTCCTGCACCATAAGTCGTTCCTATTACACTGAATAGCTCTGCATAAGCTGTTCTTGATACTGCTTGTCCACGAGCAAATAAAAATGTTTCATCTGGTAATGTATCACTAGGCCATTGAATTATTGTACCTATTTTCAATCGTCTTCACTCCCTTCATATTTTTGTAAAGTTTTAAGATATTCGTATGCTTCTTGTATTGTTAATGTATCATTATAGTCTATTACTTCTTGTGAATTTATTGTATATATATTAGGTTTATTAGGACTATATTTTGGTTGATGTTTTTCTTTTTCTCTTTCATCTTTATCTACATAACTTATTATATCTATATATGTTTTATCATTTACTACATTTCTTATATCTGCTATTCTATGATAACTTAATACTACACCATTATCTTGTTTTATCGGTTTAATTAATGCCATTTAATCTTTCCTCCAATTCATTAATTTTTTCTTGTTGAGTTTCTATTATTGCATATAATTCTTGTATTGCTTTCCAACTCATACCTGCCATTGAATATAAATCTATTGCATCTTTATCGTGTGTTAATAGTTTAGGTGCTATTCTATAATTACCACCTTCATCTGCTATTATACAACCAATATGTTTTTGATCTCCATCATCTTCATATTTCCAGTTAAAACTACATATATCAGTTCCAAGTATTTGTTCTAGACAACCATCATCTAATTCTATGTTCTTTTTCTTGCTTTCTGATGATGGTGGATAATACCCAGGAGACCATACACCATTTGGAGACATTGTAGAAGTATTTGTTCCATTTGTTACTTGATAATAAGGGTCATTATTTGTATTATTTATTTTTATTTGGTCAATTAATCCATTACTACTTAATTTCATTTGGTCGCTCATATAATAACTTACACCATCACTTGAGCCACCCCATAACCCTCCACTTTGTAAATATATATATGTACTTTGTGTATTTTGTGCAAAAAAATTTGAAAATATTGTTGTATATGTATAATTATCCTTTTCAATTAAAAAGTTAGGATTACTACCACTTCCTGTATCTGTCAAATTAATTTTTCCACCATTAACAAGTGCATTATTCATTGTTGCATTACCTTGTAAATCAACGCTAAATCCATTATTAATTGTTGTATAACCTTCTAAATTAATATCATCTGCTTTTACATTAAATGAACTGCCTGTACTTGCATCTGCACCTAAACTTACTTTTGCTAAACGTCCATCTGCCGTTGCTTTTAATACTATTTGATTATTTGCTCTATCTATTTGAACGTCTAAATCTCTTATATGTCCGTCTTGTTCTGCTAATGTTTCTTCTATAATGCTATCTTCCATTGTACTTGAGTTAATATTAAGATTATACCCACCTATCCAAGTATTAACATTATATTTCCAATTGTTTATTTGTACTATTGATAAGTATTCGTTATCTATTCTTATACATTCTCCAATATCTGCTTTACCTATCATAGCATTGTTATTTGTTATTGTATAAAACTCAAAATCTTTTATTATATTATAAATTTCATTAATATCACTTTGTCCTGTTATAAACTTATTATTTTGATTTATATATACAGTTTCTCCATCAGTTCCTGCTTCATATTTATATATTCCAAAATCATATACTACTTTTGTTATTTTATGTTGATTTCCTATTTTTAAACTATCACAATTTAAACTATTTAATTCATATACTACATTATTATTATAAGTTCGTATTTCCATTTCATTATTATTATTTATGATAGCATACCCACCATTTAATTCTGCTATCATATTTACATATTCTCTTGCTGTTATTTTATCATCATACCAACTTATTTTCTTATATTCCCACCAAGCATTTGATTTACCTTCTGTTTTAAGGTTTTCTTCATTTTCAGTAGTTAAATACTTATTATTTTCTGTCTTTATTAAAGCATCATATACTTTAACATCTATGCCTACTTTATCGCATATATCTTTTAATATATCTATTAAGTAAACACATTTTCTTTTTTCTTTTCCTATTACTTCAGGTATTGTAAATGGTATTGTACTATAATTTTCATATATTGTACTTTGTTCTATTAATTCACTAGCATCATATTTAAAGTCTAAATCTATCATTCTATCTACTAAATAAAATATATATTCGACATCATTTTCTTCATATTTATCTATTCTAAATTGTGTATATCTTACATTATCAAATTCAAGTTCTATATTAGTAGGTATTTCACTAACGGCATTTTTATCAACACCGATAGTGAAATTTTTACATACTGTTGATCCTAACTTAAATGTATCATTTTCATTAAATAATAACCCTGTTTGACTACATTGTGTATAATAATCAGTATCTATTAATACATTATCAAAATATATTTTCATAATTGATTATCTTTCCTTACTGACTGTACTAATGTAAATGATAAATTAGTCCAACTATTATTTGCATTTGATTGCATTTCTATACTTGATTTAGAACAATATATTTGACCTTCCCATATACCACTTGTACCAAATAATGGTGATTTAAGTTTTACATACATAGGATAATAATTTAATACTTGTAAAATAGTTTCCGCTTCTGCTTCTGTTAAATAATTATATTCAAATTTAGCACTTATCCATTTTTTACCAATAATATATCTATTTAAGTTTCCTGTTGATACAGAACGATAAGAATTACTATCTAAATCTTCATAATCTATTGAATAACTTGATGGAGTTTTCATATCAGTATAACTACTTCCATTATTACTTGCTTGCCATAATGCCATTATATCAACTTCCTTCCCATTATTCTTGATTGTTGATTTATGTAATTAACACTTGCTCTACCTACATCATTTGAGCTTATATAAGCATTCATATCTTTATTTTCTAGTGTTACTATTAATCTATTTAATAATCTATTA